TTACGCGCAAAGAAGGACCTGAACAGGCCCAAGTCGAGAGCCGCGAGGATCCCAATAAGAAAACCGATGAATTAGAAGGTGATCTGGCCACCAGGTTGACTGAGCTGGATTATGCTCTGTTATTTCACGGCAATCCCGGTGAAGAGGTCAAGGGTATCGAAAGAAATATCCCCGGTAGATCTTTCTCTGAATCACTGCGGATGTTTTTGAGACTTCTCGGGTTGCCGTTGGGTCTGCCACTCGAAATTATTTTACTGGATTGGACGAAAAGCAATTACAGCCAATCGCGAGCAGTATTGCAGCAGGCTTATCAGATGTTTTTGTTCTGGCAGGCCAAATTAGCAGATTTCTTTTATTCACCATTGTTTGAATGGAAGCTTGCGCAATGGCAAGAACAAACCAATCCGAAGCTTATTGGCCAACGCAACAAGGTCAAATACGACTGGATCAAACAAACGTTTCCCTGGATTGACCAGTTTAAAGAGGCCCAGGCTTATGCCACGCAGGTTGAGCATGCATTTATTACTCATG